GGTTCTTTTCAAAAAAGAAAGTCCAAGATGCAAAGTTACTGTTCCTTGTAAAATTAAGCTTACACGATTTGGAAAAAGAAAACTGGATTCTGATAATCTTCCAGTTTCAATGAAATATGTTAGAGATGCAATTGCTGATCAAATTTTCCCTGGTCTAGCAGCAGGTAAAGCAGATGATGATGAACGAATCGAATGGCAATATGGTCAGCAAATATCATCAGAAATAGGGGTAGGAATAGAGTTTTTCATAGATTAGATTTTATTCCACCTTATTTCCTTCCCTCTTTAATCAGGTCAATGAACATTTCATAAAGCCGATCTGTCCTAGCTGTCTGAGTTTTCATATCTTCTTTGATATCTCGATGTATGTAATATGCAGCACCTATGACGGTAACAATTATCGAAAGTGTTTGTATCCAATCCATATTATCTTACCTCTTCCTTCGTTTGAGCTAATTCCACAGGCATGATTTTTTTCATAATCAATACCGTCTTCACGATTGTTAAATCTTTATCAAGCTCATTGAATCTACCATTCATCCAAAGAAGTGCAGATCCAAAAGCTGCAAGAATTATTACCGTATCCACATGTTTTTTAAACCAATCCATTTTCATGCCTTTTTGCAAATATTTCGTTCCATAATCTCTAAACGTACCCTAAGATCCATGCATTCTTTATTTAATTCATTCAATCTAGCATACATGCCGCGTCTCACTTTGTCAGAAGACTTTCTGACTTCGTCAATAGTACTTTTTAAGTAATCTATTTCCACTTCGTCAATGCTTTTTAAAAGATCTAATTGCATATGATTCACTATTTTTTAGGAGTTCGCATATTATCATACCAAAAATACTCATAACTTCCAAATGAAAAAATATGTTGACGATATACTTGGATGAGTTTAAAAATAAGTTTACATTAAACAAAAGAGTATTATGGGTACTAGCGGCGTTCTTTTAGATAAAGACAAGATAATCAAGGCTTTACAAGACAATAAAGGCGTTATCGAATGGGCTGCAAAAGCAGTCCCTTGTGATCCAACCACCATTTACCTATGGTTAAGAAGAGACCCTGATGTAAAAGATGCATTGGAAAAAGCTCGTGCAGAACGAGATATCCAGCTTATCGATGAAAATAGACTCCTTAAAGAGAAAGCCTACAAATCAGCAAATAGATTGCTCGATAAGAACGACTGCACAATGACGATCTTTACTTTAAAATCCCTTGCTGGATTTACTGACAACAAGAAAGATGAAAATAAAACCTATACTGTGAACTTTGTTACTCAGCCCTGGAAAGATGAAAACGATACAAATTCCTCACAAGTTCCTGTGTAGATCTTATCAGATTGATGCTTGGAAAGCCCTAGAATCGGGCAAGAAGCGCATTGTTTGCGCATGGCACCGTGGAGCTGGTAAAGACCTATTTGCTTTAAATTGCTTGATCTACAAAGCATTACAAGAGCCTGGAGTGTACCTACACTGTTTTCCAAAGTACAATCAGGCTAAGAGAGCTATCTGGAAGGGTGTTCATGATACTGATGAAGGCGAATCGATGAACTATCTAGATCACATTCCAGAAGAGCTCATAAAATCGAAAAACGGCTCTGAGATGAGTGTCGAGTTCATAAATGGCTCTGTGTATCACTTGATGGGTGTAGATGGAAAAAACGCGTCTGTTTCACGCGGAATGAACCCAAAATTTGTGATCTTTTCTGAATATGCGTTCATGGAACGTGAAAGTTGGGATACTATAGAGCCAAGACTTTCACAGAATAATGGGATTGCTATGTTCATTAGCACTCCTAATGGTCAAAATCACTTCTATCACCTTTGTGAATATGCCAAGAACGCGCATTTAAACGAAAAAGACTCCCTAAAAAACTCCTATTATCACAGCCGTTTGACAATCGAAGATACATCCATATTTGATGATGGTTTTATAGAAGGAAAACGCGCTGAGGGTATGCCTGAAGACTTCATTCAGCAAGAATATTACTGTTCGTTTACACGAGGTGCAGAAGGTGCATATTATGGAAAACTTATGCAAAGGGCTAAAGATGATGACAGAGTTACTCGCATTAATGTTAATACTGACCTTCCTGTACATAGCGCTTGGGATATCGGGGTGGGCGACGCGAGTGCTATATGGCTTTTCCAGCAGCTCAACAACGGAAAAATCAACCTCTTACATTACTACGAAAACAATTCCGAAGGTCTTGAGCACTACATCAGATATCTTGAAGAGTGGAGAAAATCAAACAACGTTATCTTTGGTACTCACTTTGTGCCACACGATATGCAGAATAGAGAATTCACAAGCGGGGTGGATCGTCTCACCACAGCCAGGAACCTCGGCTACAATATGCAAATTGTGCCTAGGAAACCTATTGAAGAGGGTATCCAAGCAGTCCGTTCTATTCTCCCCAATTGTACCTTTAACGTGGTCCATTGCAAACGAGGAATCCAATGCCTTGATTTCTACCGAAAGAAATGGAATGACATCTTAAAAGTATACTACGATGAACCGTTGCATGACCAATATTCACATGGTGCAGATGCATTTAGAATGCTTGCAATAGGTGTTAAATCATTAGGAACATCAACAGGAAAGCTCTCAGCAGATTCTATAAAGGATATGCGGATGAGAAACTTAGGTTATTAAAAAACAAAGAGAGGAAATATGCATCAGAAAATTATGAGAAAAGCGGCTAAGGCACTGTCTAAAGACGCAAAACATTATGAACATGAAGAGATGGAAGCAAAGAAGAAGAAGAAGCCTGTTAAAGCAAGACATGAAAGGATAGAGAAAAAAGAAGCGATTTCAGCAGCTAAGGACCTAAAAAAGAGGGCAAAACGTGCTCATGAATACTAGGAGGACCATATGCAGACAGAAATGAATTGCAATAAGTGTGGTGGGAATTCTTTTGTGGGAAAACTACTGAGAGTAAGAGAAAATGGTAAGGAAAAAAAGTCTTCATCATGGCTTTGTGCATCTTGTCATGAAGAATACCGTAAACCAGATTCTAGGAAATCATACATGGAAAGAAAAAAAGAAGAGATAGAAAAAGCCAATGAAAAGTGGATGAATAGTCCACCTAAAAAAATGAATGGTAAAAATCATCCGTGGAAAACGCCTCATAGTAATTTTGCATATATGGAACGAAATCAGAACGATATTTGATGACACTAAAAAAAAATTTGTTTAGTATAACAAATAAAATATTTATTGGTAAATATGACGTGGCCTACAAGCAATCCTATCGCCCGAGAATTGGATGATTTCTGGAAAGAATCTCAGGCTTTATGGCAACAATGGTGGTTTGAGGCCGATCTAGATACCAAGATGGCTACAGGTCAGCAAGACTACTGGAATTCATTTTATAACATAAATTACCGAAATCAAAAGCAGCTTCAATTCAACAAGATCCTTCGTATCATAAACATGATCGGGGGATATCAACGGGATAATCGTTTAGCCACCATTATAACACCATCTGACAACGATCCCGATTCAGGAAAAACAGCCGATCAGCTAACTAAAATCATTGAATGCGTCATGAGACAGGATCAAACCTATGAAAAGATCTCTGACTGTTTTGATGGTTCAAATACTTGCGGTCTGAATCTTTTACATATTTGGATGGATTATCGACAAGATCCTGAAAACGGTGAAATTAGAACAGATCGAATTCCATTCAACGCTTTTTTAATGGATAACTATTGGACTAAACCAGATCTATCAGACTGTGATCGCATTTGGACTCGTAAATATGTAACGAAGCGTCAGCTAACGAGTTTAATGCCAGATGTAGAAAAAGATATTCCCTACCTTGGAAAAGGCTATGCTGCAAAAGATGGTAAATTCCAATTTCTAGCCCAAAACTGGTACCAATATCAGCAGGAAATGTATGCCTATGATGAATATTGGGTACGAGATTATCGTGAGACAAAAAAACTTCTGGATACATCTACAGGGGAAATGGTGGAATGGACAGGAAACCGAGACCAATTTCAATTATTAAAACAGTTTAATCCTAATGTAAAATTGGTTTCTGCATCTGTTCCAACGATAAAATTAAATGTTTTGGTGAACAACCATTTGGTTTATGAAGAGCAAAAACCTTGGGGATTGGATCGATTCCCATATGTACCATTCACCTGTTATCATTTCCCTGAAGTACAAAATTATTCATATCGATATCAAGGAATAGTTAGAAATATTCGCGATTCGCAAATTGAGCTAAATCGTAGGCGTAATCGTCTGCTAGATATCATGGACGCACAGGTTCAATCCGGATTAATGGTGAAAGAAGATGCTCTTGTGAACCCCGAAGATGCATTTTTCCAGGGTCCTGGTAAGGTTCTTTATTTCAAGCAAAGTTCCAACCTTGCGACTGATGTAGCACCCATTCCTGCCCCTCCTGTTGCTCAAGGATGGATGGAACTCATTCAAACCATTGAAAAAGAGATCATGGATATCGTAGGGCCTGAAGAGCTTTTCGCCCAAAATATGGGTGCAAAAGAGATGACTGGCGTTCTAATGAAATTGAAAATGGGCGCAGGACTTACAGGATTAAGAAACATTTTTGATCGTTTGAATCAATCTCAGATGTATGTGGGAGAGATTATGAGCGATCTGATGCTGAATAATTTTGGTATTGGAAAGATTAAAAATATACTTGGTGAACAACCTACAGAAATACTTCAAAACGTGATTACGCCAGAAAACCAACTTTTGAAGATGGCTAATACGATGCTGAAATATAATTGTGCAGTAGAAGAAGGCGAGCTAACCTCATCACAAAGACAACTTAAGTTCCTACAACTTGTACAGATGAAACAGATTATACCAGACTCTATAGATGATAGCGATCTTTTGAACGCCTCCACAATACAGGGAAAGAGCGAATTGGTTGAAAAAGCAAAAGCTAAATCCGAAAACATGCAAAAGATGCAAGAAGCACAAGCTCAGCAAGCAATGCAGCAGCAACAAATGTTAAACCGATCATTAGAAGCAAAAGCTCAAGCTGATTTTGCCGGTGCCGAAGAGAAGAAGGCTACAGCAGTTCAAAAAATAGCTCTTGCAAAACAAGAGACTTCACAAGCGGTGCATCAACGAGCTGCTGCTGCTTTAGATAATGCTAAAGCGCTAAAAGAGATTGATCACATGGATGATGATAAACTCATAAAGCTAGCAAATTTCATCATCGATATGCAAATGAAGCAAAGACAGTTGCAGGGTGGAGAGGAAGGCGATGCCACTCTTCAAGCAAAAAATATAGGATCATCGGTAGAAAGAGTCGAATCTGAAACCAATCCAAACGCTCAAGCATCCTCTCTCACACATTAAGCTTGAGAAAAAACCAAACATACTATATAAATAGAACAAATAAAGTGAGACGCTTCCCCAAGATTTATGGAGATTATTTTGCCTGAAAATATTGTAGATTTTCTTTTAAATGAAAGTTATCATTTTACTGGTTTTCCTCAATCTATAAAGGATGAAGTAATTAAATTCTTGAATACAAAAAGAGGAAAATCCAGTTTGGTTTCTATTAAATTCGCTATAAATAATGTAAATTCTTTTGACGATAATGAAGAGTTTAAAATAATATGGTTAGAGTTATTTAAAATATTGTTATACTCATCATCTAAAGATGATCAAATAAAAAAGGAATAAAAATGGCAAATCCAGCATCGGGACATCATAGATCAAATAGTGCTGACGCAACTGACGAATATCACAAGAAATTGGCCGCTGCTGAAGCCAAGGCGTTGCATTTGAATTATTGTGACATATGTTTAAAAGTCACGGATGAGATGTTCGCCCGAATTGATGATGCGAATTCAGTTTGCTCCAAATCTTGCATGCAGAAATATTATGTCCGCCTTATGGATGACGAGCAAAGAAAAGCTGTTGCAAAGATTCAGTCTATAAAGGAATCGGAATTGGTTAAACGTACCGAAGAACGAAAAAAGGCCATGAGGAATCGATCAGTTAGCTCTCGCATAATAGTACAGCAAAAAACAGCAAGAGGAAAGGATAAGAGAAGATAATGATTGTGGATTGTCTTTCCGATCTGCATGGTCATTTCCCTGATTTAAAAGGAGGAGATCTTCTTTTATTGGCTGGAGATTATACAGCAAAAGGTTCCCTAAAAGAGTGGGCTACATTTTTCAATTGGCTGAAGCATCAGAAATACGAAAAGAAAATAATTGTAGCAGGTAACCATGATAATTTTCTTGAGCAGGCTTATCCAATAAACGAAAAAGAAGCAGAAGAGCTCAAAGAAGTGGTAGAATTTCTTAAAGATCAAGGAGAAAGCGAAAATTCCGATTTTACATATCTCTGCGATTCAGGAACAGAATATGGTGGTTACAAAATATGGGGATCTCCTTGGTCGCAATGGTTTCCTAATATTAATCCTAAATGCTTAGCATTCGTAAGAAACGATCTGATGCTACAACGACAATTTAGTCTTATTCCTACTGACACAAATATATTGATTACACATACCCCACCACATGGGATATTAGATGTAACGCAAAAAGGAATTAATGGCGGATCGATTTCTCTTGAGGATAGAGTTTTTTATATTTTGCATCTGGAATTACATGTGTTTGGACATATTCGTGAATCTGCCGGTATTCAAGAAAGGACACATGGTGCATCAGACAAATATATTAGCGTGAATGCAAGTCATGTGAATGAACATTATCATCCAGTGAATGCGCCTATTCGAGTGATTTTATGATTTACAAAGATGATCTTTGAATGAGTAAAA